TGTATTTAATTCCAAGTTTGATAATGGCTGTCGTATTATTGGTCAAACCACTACAAAGAAAGCCGCAATTGGTTTTACAATTCACTTACTGTTTATGGATGAGTTCGCTCACATCCCACAGAACTTTGTGGAAACATTTTATGAAAACGTTTATCCTACTGTATCTGCTTCTTCAAATTCAAAGGTAATTATTACAAGTACACCGAACGGATTTAATAAGTTTTATGATATTTACTCATCTGCAGAAAAAGGATTAAATGAATATTCACCGTTTAGAGTTGACTGGTGGGATGTTCCTGGTAGAGACGAGGCATGGATGAGGCAAGAAGTTGCTAACCTTGGTTCAGAGGAGGCTTTTAATAGACAATACGGAAATCAGTTTATAGCAAGTTCTTCTCTCTTATTAGGCGCAGATAGTCTTAAAAAGCTTCAACAAAACCAAAAAGAATTTATTCATAAAGAGATTCCTGAATTTGAGGATGAGAACATTGAGTATGCAGGCTTATTATGGGATCCTGATTTTAATCTTGATGAAATTGAAGAAGATACAAATTATTGGGTCTTTTCAATTGATATTGCAGAAGGAAATGGTGGTGACTATTCAATTATAAATATCTTTAAGATTGAAATCATGGATGAGCAGGACTGGAAAAAGATAACCTCGCCTGGGTCGTTTGTAGACTTTTTTAGACTTAGACAAATAGGAAGATTTAGAAGTAATGAACATACTATAGAAGAATTTGCAAAAGCTGTTTATATTTTATCATTTGATATGTTTCATTCAGAAAACGTAAAACTAATAATCGAGTGGAATATGTTTGGCGGTGAATTAATTAAGAGACTGGAAACTGTCTTTCCACAGAGAAATGAATTTGATGAAGAAATGGTTGTTAAGTTTAAACATCGTATTGATGCAAGAACTAAAAACTTTGGTCTTAAAATCAAAAAAGATAATAAACCTATCTTTTGTCAAAACTTTAAGAAATATATAACCCAGAATAGAATTGTAATTAAAGATAAGAAAACTGTGTATGAAGCCTCTACGTTTGGAAAGATGCCTAATGGAACATATGCAGGACAATTAGGTCATGACGATCTTATAATGACCAGCATAAATAGTTCAGAATTTTTCTTTACTTTAGACTTTTCCGACTTTGTTGAAGAGATTTATGATACCGTAGAAGAATCTCTACAAACTAAGATTGATGAGATCTTAGAAAAGGATTCTAAGGGAGGAAATCTCAATTACGATATTTATGATCTTGTGTAGAAAAGTGGCTATGCCGTGGATATATAAAAAAAGCAATAAAAAAAATATAATACAAGATGGCACTAGATCCAAGAATCGCTTCTCTTAAAGCCGCAGGTACCTACCGCTTCGAATTTGATAAGAGTCAAGTTGTTAGCATTCCTGCAAACCAAACAAGATTAATTGTTGGTTTTTCTAAGAAAGGTCCTTTTAATACCCCAGTTTTTGTACCGGATACTGCATTTTTTAAGCAAGTATTTGGAGATATTGACAGAAACCTCGAAAGAAAGGATTCATACTTTCATAGAAGCTGCTTAGCTGCATTAGAAAGAGGACCAATTTTAGCCCTTAACCTTTTAGCATTAGACTCAAACGACGATGTAGACTACATTAAGTTAGGTACTGCTGCTACACCGGAAGCTCAAAATAATGCAGGTGCTTCTGGAGAATATCAAAAATTTTACAACAGGGATAAATTCTTTTTCCCTGATAGTGATGCATTCCTAGATAACGTTGGAGCAAACAGAAATGTATTAAGCTCTCTAACTACTAATGATCTTTTAGATTTTGTTAACTTAGGTCAAAATCCAATATCAATAATTGTTAGAAAAGCTGCAAACGATAATGTTGCAAGCTTTAATGTTACTGTTGAAGAATGGTACGGAACTGCAAATGTTCCTGGTTTCTTAGATAAAGACAGTTTAATCTCTGACTTTATGGTAGATGTATTTGTCATTGAAGGTAACTTTGGTGGAAACTTCGGTTCTGCTACACCTTATGACAGATTTACTGCCGATCCTACATTCCAACAATATTTTAATCCAACTAAAGGTATTGAGAGAAAGAAATTTGCATCTGACACAACCGATACTAAATTACAAGAATTCTTTAATGAATCAGAAGTAAACCTAATTGCAACTTACACTGCATGTTTAATTCCTGATTTTGTAGATTTACTTGGTAATAACTTATTCATTGAGAAATTAATCAATGCTGATACTGCTACAACCGGATTATTCTGCGCTGTGAATGAAGATCTCTTCAGTGGAGATTTTCTAATCGATGGTGTAAAAGGTGGTATTGACCTAATTGGACATAACATCGAATATACTCAGGCTACTGGTATTCAGGATGATGTTAATTTCCTTTCATATAGCGAAGCAATTGTGGCTGACCTTCCTTATGCAAGAGCTGCACAAGGTGTAAACCTAGCAACTATTGCAACAGGTGACATAGTATCTGTTAATACTTTAACAGGAGGAAATATTCAGATCTCAGTAATTGGATCTGCGGGTAATCCTTTATATGATGCATTCGCAAGTATGTCTGCTAACTCTCCTACAACAGTAGGTTCTTACATTAAAGGTGCAATTAGCAATAAGTATGTTCCTGTACTTTCTGTGAATGTTACCAATACCGTTGTTACTGTTGTTTTATCAGGAGTAGGTGGAATTGTATCTGGTGATTTTCCAACATCATTAGGAACTACATATACTTATGTAAATGAAGAAGACTTAGGTTTTACCGTTCATGAATTTGAAACTTCAAATACTAATGCTAATATCATTGGTTCTTACGGAAGTGCTCTTTACAGTTCATTCTCTAACGGAACTCTTACTGATGGTGATGAAGCAGTATGGGAAATCTCTGGTAATGAATATACATCTTACCTAGTATTTAATGCTACTAGTTACGGATTTATTCATACTGGTGTACCTGCTACTGTAAGTACTAAGTTTGCAATCTCTGACCCTGCATATTACATACCAGGTGTTAGAATAACTCCTTATCAACAAGATACTTTTGTAAACGTTACTCCAAGATCTCAGTTTAATATGGATAGCGGTACAGGATACTTCTTAAATTCAAACGGAGGCTCTGTTGGATTAAACACGTTAGATATCCAAACACTTAAAGGATCTCTTAATCGTTCAATCGATATTATATCAGATTCTTCAACTGAACCACTTCTTAAACCTAACCAGGTACTTATTGCATCAACTAACCCTGATGCTTCTACTGTGGTTGTAGGAAATTATCTTTTACATTTTGAAGGTAATGTTTCAGTACCTCACTCTAGATTAACTAGAATTAATCAAGTTCAAGGTGGTAAAACGAATAATGAATTCCCTACTATCCCAGTAGGAACTACTGCATTACTTGTGACATGTCAATCTGAAATTAACGTTACTACTGTAAATTCTATTAAGAAGGTTGAACTTTATTACCCAATTGATACTTGGGTTGATTACCTAAACATCTTTACTCTTGACGGATTTGTATTGGATGTTAATAAACACGTACCTAACGGAACCAATGATCGTCAGAATGCTATTCTTAATGGAACATTAAGTGGAACAAATTTATTTAAAGCATTAACTGATAGAGAAACTATTAACTTCCGTTACTTAATTGATACTTTTGGAAACGGTATTGAAAGTGGATCTAAGTCAATCTATACTAACTTATGTCAAACTAGAAAGAATGCATTTGCAATTATTAATGCACCTTCTGCAAAAGACTTTAAGGCTAACGTAGACCCTTCATTCGTGGATGCAACTGGAGCCTTATCATCTAGATTTATTTCTACAGGTGGTGATCTTTCTAAGAACCCAACAGTTAGATACTCATTGCCTGCATCTACTCAAGGTGGAAGCTGGGGTGGATTCTATTATCCTTTTATTACTGTAAGGGATTTAGGAAAGAACATTAACGTTCCTCCTGCTGCTTATGTATCAAATAACTTTATTGCAAAGTATGAAAATGCATTACCTTGGTCTTTGGTTGCAGGTGTTCGTAGAGGTGTTGTAGGTGGAACTGGTGTGGTAGGATTAGAAATTAATCTTGACCTATCAGATAGAGAATACTTAGAACCATTTGGATTGAATCCAATCATTTTCCAAAGTGGAACTGGTCCAACTATCTTTGCAAATAAAACTGCTCAACAAACTCCTAAATCTGCATTAAGTTCAATTAATGTGAGAGAGGTTGTTATTTACATCCAGGATGGTATTGAGGCAATTCTTAAGAATTACTTATTTGAGTTCAATACTGCTCAAACAAGATTGGAAATTAAAACTCTTGCTGATAACTTCTTATCAACGGTCCAAAACGATGATGGTGTATATGACTTCAGAAACGTAATGGATGAAACTAATAATACGCCGGAAGTTATTGATCAAAATGTTGGTATCCTAGATACTTATATTGAACCAGTAAGAGGAATGGAAATTTTGGTTCAAAGAACCACTATTTTAAGAACTGGAGCAATTAGTTCAGGAAACTTCCAATAAAAGAAATAAAGAAAGAATAAATAAAAAAATAAGTTAAACTATGCCATTACCACATTACACTCAATCAAGGGCAAGTAATAACAGATACGAACCTATTCAGCCTAACCTATTTGAGGTAACACTCTTTACCCCAAATGGTGATGATACTGGTTTGATCCTTGAACATGTTATATCTGTTGGAGGTTTAAATGCATTAAATCCTTCAGTAGATGCAATTGGTCAAAAATATAAATTTGCAGATCGTTCTTTTGCAGGTATGCCTGGTCAGACTTTCGTAGATCTTACTATCGCGTTTACACTGAATCTAAATGATGCAAATGAAAACTACATTTACAATACCATGAGAAACTGGTATAAATTAATCTACGATCCATTGACTGGTGAAATGGGATTAAAGAAAGACTATGTAGGAAGCATGATCATTGTTCAATATAACCGTGCAGGGGATATCTTCAGAAAGATTACTTGTAAGGACATCTTCCCAACTGGTGCACCTGATTTTATTGATGCACTTGATTATGGAACAGCCGATGCTGCCCAGTTATCAATGACTTATCGTTGTGACCATTGGGTTGAAGAAAACGTTGGAGCTCCAAATAACTAAATCTAAACATTTAACAAAAACTGGCCTTAGGGCCAGTTTTTTTGTCTTATCTCTAATATATAATATAGAATACATAATCTATAGATCATGATTATATTTAAAGTAGAAAATATATCCAATGGGAAAACCTATGTGGGATATGCAGTTAATGATAATCCTAATAATTTAGGTACCGGAAAATACATTAAGAGAGCCGTAAAGGATTTTGGCACAACATCCTTTAAGAGAGATGTGTTAGAAAGATTTGATGAAGAAGAATCTTTAGGTATTGTAATGGACCGGGTTGAATTTTGGATTAAAAAATTCAAATCTGACAATCCTAAATTTGGATATAATGAAAGCGTACAGGAAATGATTCCTCAAAAAAAGAAATTGACAAAAAAATTACAAGTTCTTTTAACACCTGAGGATGAAGATAACTTAAATACTATTATCATTCAAAAATCAATGGAATCTGGTATTAGGCCAATTCCTATCTCAAGATATGTTAGAAACATTATTGTTGAACATATTGTAGAAGAAACTACACCAGAAAAACAATTAACAAAAAACAAATAACATGAGTAATCACGAAGAAAATATCAAAAAAGAGTTTGAAGCAGCAGAAGGCATTCAACCAGCAACAGTAGTTAATGATGGTAAAATTACAAATTTAGGTAAAGTTGATCCAACCAAAGGGATGGGACTTACTTCACCAGACGATCCTGAGATTAGAAGAATTCAGGAGTTAACCGGTTATATGAAGTTAGATTTAGGAAATCTTCCTTCTGCTGGTAAATTTTATCGTGAAGATTTTGAAATTCATATTAGAGCTGCAAGAGTTGGTGAGATTAGAGATTTCTCTACAATCGATGAAGAAAACATTAGAGACGTAGATGAAAAACTAAATTCTATTCTTGTAGGCTGTACTAAAATTATGTACGGTAACCAAAGAGGATCATATCGTGATATTCTTGAAGAAGACCGTATTTATGTTTTACTTTCAATCAGAGAGCTTACATTCAAAAATGGTGAAGCTAAATTAATGATGCCAGTAGGTAAAAAGAAATGTACTTCAGGTTCATGTAAGTCACAGGATAGTGTAGAATTAAAAACAGCCAATCTTCAGTTTAATGAAGTAGATGATCTTATTGAAAAGTATTATGATTCTGTAAATAAATGCTACACTATTCCAACCAAAAGCCACGGTGAATTAGTATTAGCACCACCTACAATTGGTGTTATGAGAGCTATTACTGATTGGGCAAGAAAGAGAGAGGAAGAAAATAAATCGTGGGATAAATCTTCTCTTGGTATACTTCCTTATGTGCAAAGAGAATGGCGAGGATTTGATGAAAAGCAAATCTTCTCTGCTATGACATCATTCCAAGGATGGGATTCTGGTAAATATTCAATAATTTTTAGATTGGTGGAAAAAATGAAAATAGGTATTAAGCCTGAATTTGTTTACCCATGTCAATCTTGTGGCGCGGAGGTCACAGTTCCGCTTTCCTTTCCCGGCGGAATCAAATCTCTGTTCATTATTCAAGATATCTCTTCTGAACTTCTATAAGATCAGGGTATTACTTATGGAAAAATTGCATGTTCAGCCTACCGAGCTGGACATGCTTCCATATTATGAATTTGAGTATACTCTTGAAATCTATAATGACATCATTAAAGAACGTAATGATGAAGAAAAGAAACAAAATCAAGATGCTGAAGATAAGTATAACATAGCTGGAATGCAGAAAAATGCTACCAATATGAATAAAAATATGTCTAGTTATAAGCAACCTTCTATGCCTAAGATAAGTATGCCAAGATTCTAAATATATAAATAAAGACAAAAGATAATGGATAGACAACAAATTCTTAAAGATATTCAGGCAAAGAGCCAGGCTGCTTTTTCTGAAATTAGAACACAGGCATTACAAGAAGCGGTTAGAAATATGTCAGCTGTTGCTGCAACCGGAGACTCAAGTAGCGGTGGGGGTGGTAGAACACCTTCATTGGAATTTGTAGTAAATACCTTTGACAGTACTTACTTTGAATTTGATTTTACTTCTACTGGTGAACCTATTGAATTTACAATTGAATGGGGTGATGGTAATGTACATGTGGATTCAGGTGGTGGTGGCTATTACAGCGAAAACCATACATATGATGAGATTGGCGATTACACAGTTAAAGTATACTTTGATGATCCTCTAAAAATCTTACAATTAAATTTTCCTGGTGATGGTGATGCACCTATTAAGTCAATATCACGTTTACAAACCCTTGCTAATTTACAAGAATTCAGGGCAGACTATAACGCGTTAGAAAGTGTAGATTTTTCTGGTTTAACAAACCTTACACATATTGATATAAGTGACTGTGATCTTGTTGATACAAACACACCATCATTAACTTCTGTTAATTTATCAGGTTGCTATAATTTAATTGAGCTTCGTGTAGACGATAGTGATTTTT